CTTGATGAAGAAGAACTTAAGGGGTTTGGTAAAGCACCGATGTTGCGTGAAGGCTCAAGCACTAGCTATAAGTTTACGGCTACTGATTCATTGATGGCTAAAAAACTTGGCTTGACACTACCTGAGTATGCTAAGAGAAAGAAGGAGTTTGGACTATGAACAAGGGTGTAGAGATACTGCTCAACCGTATGGATAGCAACCCCGAGGAGTTTATAGGTACGGGGTCTAGAAGTAAGTGGAGAGACTACTTCACTACATACAGGGAGTATTTAAATGAAGAAGATGTAGAAGCATTTGAAACTAAACTCAATACGCTAATACAAGATAAGTTTACTGAAGTGATAATGAAGGAGTTACTAGAGGATAAACCGAGTGACGAGGGAAAGTCCATGGGTCGGCATCCAATTCAAGGTACGGGTTTGGGTGGGCAGACCCTTCGGCTATCTTCGGTAGACCCTAATGGTTTTCAAAGTGTTTGGAGTAATCCAATACCCACGATAGGTAACGGTGGAACAGGTGCATCAACAGTTATACAACTAGGTAATGAAATGCTTGATGAGAACGTACTTAGAAAAATTAAAAGGAAACTTGGTATATGAATAAAGGTGTGGAGATATTACTTGCTCGCATGGAGAGCAACCCCGAGGAGTTTATACCTGACTTGATGGGTGCGTACCCTGTTAAATGGCGAAAGGTTCTTGTTGATATTAGAGCAAGGATGCATGATAAATCATACAGAAGCGATTTAACTTTCCTGACGCAAGAAGAAGTCAAAATGTTATGGGCTAAGATGCAAAGTATTCAAGGTGATCTTTTTACTAAACACATTATGAATACGCTACTACAAGATGAATCATACGAAAGCATGCATGTGGATTTTAAAATCGGGAACTATCATTCTTCTTCCAATGGTGATGCGAAAGGCTCAAAAAAAATTGACAAAGAACTAGAATTACTTGAGTTGCATCAAAAATTCCATTTAGAAAAACTTAAAGCGTATATGGAAACCAAATGAATATTGTTTGTTTGGATTTTGAAACCTATTACGATAAAGACTTTAGCTTGACCAAGCTGACTACGGAGGAGTATATTCGTTCGCCTATGTTTGAAACGATTGGTGTTGCCGTGATGATTAACGGCGCAGCTCCTAAATGGTTTAGTGGTACTAAAGCAGACACAAAAGCTTTCCTCGATAGCTTTGAACTTGATAAGCATCTAGTGGTTGCCCACAATGCTATGTTTGATATGGCTATATTAAACTTCCAATACGATATAAGACCGAAGGGTATTGCCGATACATTGTCGATGGCTAGGGCTTTGCATGGAACTGAAGTAGGTGGAAGCCTAAAGGTATTAGCAGAACACTACAATCTTGGAGTGAAAGGCACGGAGGTTAACGATGCCAAAGGTAAAAGACGCATAGACTTTACCGAAGAAGAGTTAGCTAAGTATGGTGAGTACTGCGTCAATGATGTCGAACTAACGATGGCTTTGTTTGGCAAACTAAGTGCGGGGTTTCCTCCTATTGAGTTGAGGTTAATTGACTTGACCATACGGATGTTCTCTGAACCTAGCTTGCGGTTGAATAAGCCCGTGCTTGAAAACCATTTACTTCTAACAAAGCAGAAGAAAGAAGCTTTCTTAGCAAACTTTGCGAGAGAAGATTTGATGAGCAACGAGAAGTTTGCACTCTTACTAGGAGACAGTGGAGTTGAACCCCCACGCAAGATAAGCCCGACAACAGGTAAAGAGACATGGGCATTCGCTAAAACTGACGAAGGGTTCAAAGCATTACTAGAACATGATACTGTGCATGTGCAATTATTGGCAACGGCAAGGCTTGGGGTGAAGTCTACGATTGAAGAAACAAGAACCCAACGCTTTATAGAGATTTCGGATCGTGGCTTATTACCAATACCACTACGTTACTATGCGGCACATACAGGTAGATGGGGTGGAGATGACAAGGTAAATCTACAAAACCTACCTAGAAGTAGCGAGTTAAAGAAATGCATATGCCCTCCTGATGGTTACAAGATTATTGACTCTGACTCTAGCCAAATAGAAGCAAGGACTTTAGCATGGCTGGCTGAGCAGAATGATTTGGTTGATGCGTTTGAAAGAGGTGAGGATGTGTATAAGATTATGGCATCTTCTATATATAACAAACCTGATATTGATATTACAAAAGAGGAACGGTTTGTAGGTAAGACCACTATTCTTGGCGCAGGGTATGGCATGGGTGCAGTTAAATTCCAAGCTCAACTTAAAACATTTGGTGTTGAGCTACCGACACTCGAGACACAACGGATTATAGATGTCTACCGTAAAACCTATGATTGGATTCCACTTTTATGGAAGCAAGCGGGCAATGCATTGGATGCAATGATTGATGATAAGACCGCGCCGTTAGGTCGTAAGGGAGTCTTATTTGTAGAGGGTAAGAAGGGTATTCGCTTACCGAACGGGTTATATATACGCTACCCCAACTTGCGTAGGACTAGTGATGGGCAGAAAAATGAAATGGTTTACGACACCAGAAAAGGTAAAGCGGTTGTACCTAACAGAATATACGGTGGAAAAGTCATTGAGAATGTATGCCAAGCCCTAGCCCGAATCATTATTGGCGAACAGATGCTGATGGTAAATAAGAAATACAAAGTAGTAATGACGGTGCATGATGCGATAGCTTGTATAGTACCCGAAGCAGAAGCGCAGACGGCACAAGAGTACGTTGAGTTATGTATGAAGATGCGACCTAAATGGGCATTGGAGTTACCACTTAATTGCGAATCAGGCATAGGAGATAACTATGGCGAGTGCTAATTTTGAACGAGATTTAAATAAACTCTATCCCGTAGCAATGATTGGGTTTACTGAAAAAACTTACCCAAGCGTAAAAGAAGCCCTTGAGGATTCTTTTATAAAACAAAAGATGCTTAATGCATTTACGGATTATGCCCAGTTAGCTGAACAAGGCAAATGCTATAGTACGCATTCAGGTATGGGTAAAGATATCATTGATTGCATTGTTGAATACCCAAAAGTTATTATTGAAAACCATTTTTCCAAAGACTATAACCATATGTGTTCCGAATTGGAAAGTATTGGGGAACTGCGTTTGCCTTTTCCCAAAATAACTTTAATTGCCGGTGAAATTACAAACCAAGAACCTAATCAGTTTAATAGCACATTAAAAACTTTAGACATTCCAAAACAAGATGGCTCAGTTAATTTAATTTATTCTTGTTTTTTATTACAAGAACAAAACGGCATATCCGTCAATACTATTTTTTGTAAGCCCAATAGAGTAGGTAAAGAATACTATGTAGGTACATTGTTTCTAACTATTAAAGATGGCAAATTACTAATGGCTACTGTAGATAACTATAACAACGCAGTAGTAGCGGAAACTGATACATTAACTAGTTTGGCTTACTTAGCTATTATTGCTACTCATATGCTAACTTTATCAGGCGGTAACATGTATATATCTACCCCTACACCTGACGAAGTAAAAATTAATAGAAAGCGCCTTAGCAAGGGCAAGAAGCCATTAGTTGAGTTTCGGTTAATTACGATTGACACAGAAAAGAAAGACACCGAAATTACTACATCGCAGGGTACACATGCATCCCCACGACAACATTGGAGAAGAGGACACTATAGAACAACACCAAAAGGTAAAAAAGTTTGGATTGACCCCATGCTAGTTGGGGATGAAAAGAACGGTAAAATTATTAAAGATTATGCGGTAGGTAAATACGAAAGGGAAATGAATGACCGACCAAGATAAAGAGTATTTGAGGGACTTGTTTGCTGGGTTTGCTATGTGTGGAATGCTATCTGAAAATGGTGGTGGTGCAAAACATAATAAAGATTTAGCAGAGTTTGCGTATTATCTAGCAGATGAAATGATGGAAGCAAGGGACAAAGAGGAAAGTTATGCCGAAAAAGGGATTACCGCAATTAAAAAAAGAACCGCAACAAGAAAGATGGACTAGTGACGGTATGACTCAGGAAGAAGTTGGGGAAGTGTTAGGCATGAAAAGACAACAAGTAGATAAGCTTGAAAAGTTAGCGTTGCGTAAATTAAAAAGCAGATTAAGTCGTTTATACAACAAAGATGATTTGATATGAGGAGTGTATATGTATAAGATATACAACGAGTATGATGAGTTGATACGAGTAGTTAAGCACAAAGAAGAAGCTGACCACTTCGTCAACGACTATGGTTGGACTAAGAAGTTTTTTAAACAAGAAAACAAAACGAAAGAATTATTACAAAACATGGAGGAAGCGATGCTATGAAGGATAGACTGATGGGTGTAATTTATGTATCTACAATAATTATTTGTTTGTACCTCATCTTTATGACAGAACTTGCTCGTAAAGAAACGCAGACGCATTGGGGTACAAAAAGTTGTGAACTGTCGGAAATTAGTCCTGACTTCACACCACAAGAGAAAGCTGATTGCAGAATAGCGAGGAAGAAATGAAAGCATTTCCACAAAGAGTAAGTAACGAATATCAAGTTGAGCATGGCATGGATTTAAGAGATTACTTTGCTGCTAAAGCTATGCAAAAAATGATATGGGAAAAAGGTCAAGACCTAGAAAATGCAAAAGACTGTTATGCAATAGCAGATGCAATGATGAAAGCGAGAGAACAATGATATTTACATTTGCAAAAGAACCTGATGGCACACCAATGGAAGATAACCAAGCTAACTTTGGTATGGAGTTTCAAGCGATGACGTTACCTGTAGTGCTTTCACATTTTGAAGACTTCTTGCGTGGGTGTGGGTTTGTGTTTGAAGGACACTTGGACTTTGTGGGAGATGAAGATGACTGCAAATGAATTAGCTTCTGAAGTAGAAGATTGGGAATACGAAATTGGTACTACGTTTTCAAAAAAAGTAGCCACTATGCTACGTCAACAAGCCGAAGAAATAGAAAATTTGCGAAAAGAACTAGCACTACAAAGACTATCTGATATTAGTCAAGAGATTGAAAACAGAGAGTCTGCTATTCATGCTACTGGTTATTGGAAAGGTGTTGAGTATAAAAGAATGTGTGAACTTACTGATGAGGAAATAATGGTGCTATACGAAGAATATATTGAAACCCAATACGTCAGCGAATCAAATGTTCTTAGTTTTGGTAGAGCCATTTTAAAGAAAGCGAGTGAGAAATGAGCGAGTTTGAAGACCAAGTGTTAGAGTTACTAAGAAAGATATTGGAGAAACTTAAATGAGTTTGCCATGGTCATTCAGTAGCATGAAGACATTTCAGCAATGTCCGAAGAAGTATTACCATTTAAAAATAGCTAAGGACATTAAACAAGAAGATACTGAAGCGAGTAGCTACGGTAAGGAAATGCACAAAGCCGCCGAGAATTACATTAAGGATGACACACCACTACCCCCACACTTCTTATTCCTAACAGAGCTGTTGGATGCGCTTAAGGCTATTCCCGGAGAGAAGCATTGTGAGGTCGAACTAGGTATCTCCAAAGTGAACGGTAGATATCAGCCATGTAGTTTTGATGCAAAGAATGCGTGGTGGAGGGGTGTTGCCGACTTAGTAATTATTAATGGCGATACGGCTTTTTCCGTTGACTACAAGACAAGTAAGAACGCTAATTATGCGGATACTAAACAGTTAGACTTAGTCGCTGCGGGTATATTCTTGCACTTTCCGAAGGTCAAAGTTATTAAGTCTGCTTTGGCATTTGTTATTAGCAAAGACTTTATCAAAAAGGAACACAACTTTTTACACAAGACTGCATACTTAGCGCAGTTTCAATTTGATTTAGAACGTATTGCTAAGGCTACTGAAACAGGTGTATGGAACGCAGTATCAGGTCCGTTATGCGGATGGTGTCCAGTTAAGACTTGCCATAATTACCGAGAAAGAAGAAAATAGTAATAGCTAAGGAGAATAATCATGCCATACAAAAACAAAGCTGATAGAAAATACACTCAGGCGGAAGCTTATGAGGATACACCAGCACAAGTAAAAAATAGAGAAAAACGCAATAAAGCAAGAGTGGAGCTAATGAAAAAAGGAAAGGTAACAAAAGGAGATGGAAAAGATATCGACCACATCAAACCTCTTAGCAAAGGGGGGACAGATTCTTCGAGCAACCTTCGGGTCAAGTCAGCAAGTAACAACCGCTCGTTCAGTAGGAATTCCGACCATACCGTCAAACGGAATGTCTCAAAAAAATAGTATCCTCTCCGACTATAGTTGGCCCGGTAAGTTTAAACCCTTTAACCATCAAAAGCAAACTGCTGAGTTTTTAACTCTTAACCGTAGGGCATTTTGTTTTAACGAACAGGGTACGGGTAAAACGGCTAGTGTGATATGGGCATGCGACCACTTGATGAACTTGGGTGTGTTGCGCCGTGTGCTTGTTATCTGCCCGCTATCTATTATGAAGTCGGCATGGCAACAAGACTTATTTAAATTTGCTATACACCGCACATGCGACATAGCCTATGGAGAATCTAAGCAACGCAGGAAGATTATTAATCAGGGTGCTGAGTTTGTCATCATTAACTTTGACGGGGTAGAGATAGTTAAAGAAGATATTATCAATGGTGGGTTTGACCTTATCGTAGTGGATGAAGCAAGTGCATA